ATTTTACTTTTATCGTAGAACCAGAGCAAGAAGAGGAGTATATAACTGTATTTGGGAAGAGACGGGTGAAAGTTCTCCCTGAGGAGTACCACCTGAATTACGAGACCTTAGATGAGTTAGGAATGACTAAATCACAAGGGCCGGGTCCAGCCCGTAATTTCGCTTGGGATGATAGTATAAAAAGGGGGTATACTTGGCATTGGGTAATGGATGATAATATAGCGAACTTTTATATTTTTAATAAAAATTTAAGGTTAAAGACTACAAACCCTGCTTTCTTCCGCCTAATGGAAGAGTTTACTTTATTATTCGATAACGTTAGTATGGCTGGCCCACACTACTTAATGTTCGTTCCCGATATTCAAAAAAGACCCCCCTTTATAATAAATACTCGAATTTATTCGTGTAACCTTATCCGTAATGATACGCCCTATCGGTGGAGAGGAAGATATAATGAGGATACTATTTTATCATTAGATATGCTTACGGATGGATGGGTAACTATACAATTTAATCACTTCTTACAAGAGAAAATAAATACACAAAAAATACTTGGAGGAAATAATGAGAGGATATACTCACAGGAAGGTACTTATCCAAAATCTGCTATGTTACAGAGGGCTTACCCCTTATTTGCTAAGGTAGTATGGAAGTTTGGAAGATGGCATCATTACGTTGATTATTCTGGCTTTAAACAGAAGCCTAAGTTAAAAGAGGGCGTAGTTTTACCAAAGAAACCTCCCTTTACCTACCACGAGATACATAAAAAATCGGGCTTATTAGTGAATTTAGAATATCCTAAATTAAAGGACTTGGTATTATGAACGTTAATTACCTTCTACAACAAATGCCAACTAAAGTTTTAAAGGCTTATGAGGTCTGGACGACTAATCATAGTACAAGTAAAACGGCGAGTATTATTGGTGTTCACGAGAGTACGATTAGACGGTGGAAGAAAAAATATGGGTGGGATGAGCTAGAGAGGAAGGTATTAACTCAGATAGTTAATGAGAATAAGGAAGCTATTGAGAAGATAAAAACGGATCAAAGGAAGATAGTTTATGCAGCAATTAGATCTGCGGTAAACCAATTAAAAGAAGGTAAACTTAAAGCCCGTTCTTTATCCGATTTAATCACATTATTACGGTATCAATTAGAGTTAGAAGGGGAATTTAAGGAAGAGACTAACGTTAATGTTAATGTAAACCTTTCTATCGCTTCACTTCATGAAGAGTTAAGTAGAAGGAGAGAGTTATTAAATCAGGAGCGGAGAGGGGATGAGGGTAAATGAATAAGGTTGATTTTGTAGATTTACTTGCGGAATGGGGGAGAGATCCAGCTTTATTTATTACAGACTTTTTTGGTGAGAAACCAGACCCTCTCCAACTTAAAATTCTCCGAGCTTTAACTAAGAGTAATAAAATCGCTATAAGAAGTGGGCACGGAGTAGGTAAAACATGGCTTGCGGCTAGAGGGGGCTTATGGTTCTTTGTTACTCGCCCATACTCAAAAGTTATAACTACTGCCCCTACATGGCATCAAGTCCGTAAAATCCTTTGGTCAGAAATACACTCCGCTTTAAGGAAAGTACCCCCTATTTTAAAGGCTAATTTTGAAGTATTAGATATGGATATATATATGAAAGATGCTAATGGGGAGAGGATACAAGAGTGGTATATTACAGGAAGAAGTAGTGATAAAGCAGAGTATATGCAGGGTTTCCACGCCCCATATTTATTATATATTATTGATGAGGCTTCAGGAGTAGATAATAAAATTTATGAGGCAATAGAAGGAAGCCAAACTACAGAAGCAAAGATACTTATGATTGGGAACCCTCTTAGGGCGGAAGGTTATTTTTATGATGCCTTCCATAAGAATAGAGATTTATGGGATACCTACCACCTTTCTTGTTTAGAAAGCCCAAGGGTAAGTAGGAAATGGATTGAAGAGCGGAAGAGAGAGTGGGGTGAGGAGAGTATCCTTTATAAAATAAAAGTACTGGGCGAATTCCCCGATATAATTAGTAATGCGTTAATCCCCCTATATTGGGTTGAATCAGCAAAAATAGATAGTTACTCCTCTGAAAAGAGTACCCACGAGCAGAGATGGTATTTAATAGATAAGCAATGGGCTTCTGACCCTACCGTAGAAATAAGGATTGGAGTAGATGTAGCCCGTATGGGGGGAGACGAAACAGTTATTACAGTTATCGGGCAAAAAGGAAATACTATAAAAGTTTTTGAAATTATTTCAGCTCAAGGAAAAGAAACAACGTGGACAGCAAGGAGGACAAAACGGCTTTATGAAAAATATAATACTAAAATAGTTAATGTAGATGATACAGGAGTAGGTGGGGGAGTTACCGACTTATTAAAAGAGGAAGGGGTTAAAGTAAACCCAATTAAGTTTGGGGCTTCCCCTACTAATAGTGAAGCAAAAATGCTTTTCTTAAACTTAAAAGCCCAAATTTATTATACTCTTAAAGATTATTTTGACCCTTCTAAAGAAGAGAGGATTATAATCCCAGATCACCCAAAGCTAATTCGGGATTTATCTGCCCTTAAACAAGATTATACAAGTAAGGATAAGATTAAGATAATAGATCCACCAAAAAGCCCCGATTATAGTGATAGCTTAGCATTAGCAGTTACACGAGTAGGGAGACGGGAATTATTAAAACCACCGAGTATTTTTTTGAGGTGAGAGAATGGGGAAACTGTATATAGGACAAACAGGAGTTAAAATCATTTTAGAGACAGGACAAGACTTATCAAGTGCTTCACAGGTAAGTATTCTCGTTAAAAAGCCAGATACAACAGAGGAAGAATGGAGCGGGACAATTAACGGGACTACAATAGAATACACTACACAAACAGGAGATTTTAATAAAGCAGGAATTTATAGGCTTCAAGCAAAGGTAGTCTTTGCTAATGGGAGTATTTGGTATGGAGAAACCGCAAAATTAGTTATTTATGAAAAATTTGAGTAATTGGAGGTTAAGAGGATGGATAAAGTTGGATTAAAAGGAAAAGTAAAAATAAGGATATATAAAGCGAAAACTGGGGAGATAATAGAAGAGGAATTTGAGAATTTAGTAGTGAACGCTGGAAAAGCAGAAGTTGCTAAATTAATAGGTTCTGGGCTCGGAGGCACAGCTTTTAGCTATATCGCTATCGGCACAGGAACTACAGCAGAAGCGGCTACTGATACAGCATTAGAAGCTGAATTAAAAAGGAAAGCCGCAACAGTTAGTAGTGTTACGACAAACGTAACGGATGATACAGCCCAATTTGAAGCTAGTTTTAGCTCTGATGATGGGCTTAGTGGTAGTTCTGATGTTACAGAGTATGGTTTATTTAATGATGCTACTGCAGGAACTATGCTTAGTAGAGTAGTTCAATCAGCTAAAAACCTCGACTGGGATGCAGGAGATACCTTAAGCGTTACGTGGCAAATTATAGTTCAATGAGGTCTTTAACCTCTTTTTAGTTTTTAAAGGGGGGATGTAAGTGGCAATAACCAGAATTAAAAAAATTCCTTTTAGCATTTTAGGAAACATTAAATACGTTAAGTTAGAGGTTACTTTCCAAGATGATGGAGAGGTTGTGCTAAAAAGAGGGGATAATGAGATTAGTATTGATTTTGGATTTTTAAAGAAAATATTACCAGAAGGCACACAATATAGCTTAGTGGAAAAGGATAACGAGGTTTATTATCGGGCTGAAAAAAGTGGATATTGGCTTGAAATTGGTTTTAATTTTACGAAATATCAGCGGAAACTTAAATGGTTTATACGTGGGCACTTACCTGATAGTTATACGGTTAAAATACCTTTACGGAAATTTAAATATATTAAGCGAGTATTAAATAAGCTCTATTTTAGTGAGGTTGAAGATTTAGAGGAAGATATTAGGTATTGGGATTTATATATTGATTTCTCCGATATTAAAGATATTTTTAGCTTTGATACAGAAAATAAAGCTATTATAATAACTCTTCCAAAAGATTTTGATATTGACCCAGTAATTATTTCGGGTTCTAGTTATAGGTTACCATATACAAATCAGAATTTCTTTTTTAAATATAATGGATATTATTATATATTTTTTACAGACGTAGATGCAGATATAGTTTATTATGCATATTCTACAGACGCTGAAAATTGGACGATTGACTCTTTTTCAGGTATAAATCTTAACTATGGTAATGGATGTGAAATATCTGCTATGGCAACAAGCCAGAAAATATTTC